ACTGGTTGCGGTTCCGCTACGATTGTATCTTCTAATAGAGGTTCTTCTACAACCTCTGCTGTTTTCTTTTTTGCCATAATATAATATAATAAAAGTTAATATAAAACTACCCCACCCGAAGGTGAGGTAGTTTCGTCAAATATAGTTTACTTCATCAACATAAAGTTGTTTGCTCCTTGCGTTACTAAGCAACGCTCAGATAGCATGTGGATTTGCATCGCGTCAAGCGCAGATGTAGCAGCTCCAACAGAACCAGTAACCCAGCTCTTCATGCGACGATTATCAGTTTGTGATGCTCTGAAACGTACGTGTAGGAAAGGACGCTTAAGGTTCTTACCTAACGCTTGATCGTATACAGTAGAAACACCAGCAGGGATCATACATCCGCGAATAGCGTTTACTGAGTCAGCAGCGTTAATAGCTCCACGTGTTCCTTGGTCGTTTAAGTACTTCCAATCAGACTTGTAGAAGTCGTAAGAACCACGACGGAAGCCCATGAAACCTAGATTAAGTGCCATTTCTTCGTCGTTGCTAAATACTCCGTAAGAAGTACCACCAGCTCCGTAAGAGTTCATAGATGCAAGCATATCATCAATTGCAAGAGATGTAGCTCTGTTCATAAACATCATGTACTCCTCAATAGCTCCTTGCTTGTCAAACTCTGCTAGGATAGCGTCAAACTCTGCCAAGTCAGTAGCAGCGTTAATACCAGTAACACCAGTAGTAACATTGCCTCTTTTTTCAATAGCTTGGAACAAACCTTCAGAACCGTTATTTGCGTGACCTAAAACAGTGTCAACGTAGTCAGTTCCAGAAACTCCAATCTCAGCTTCAAGCATAGACATCTCTAAGTAGTCTGCGAAACGAGCGCGAGTATCACCTTCAGCTTTTAAGTACCATAGGTAACCGTTTTGTCCAGCTTCACCTGTAACCTCAACCCAGCCAATAGCTGATGTATCAGAACCAGATACCTCGTAGTAATCTTTGAGGATAATTGGCTTGTTAGAGAAAGACTTGAATACTGGCTCGTTAGCTCCACGTGAATCAGTTGCAACTGAATAGTCAGCGGCTGTTCCGTAAGACTTACCTTTTCCGTACTCAGAACCGTATACTAGGAACGTTACTGCTTTTGTATTAGTATTATCAATAGATGATAAATTAGCTAGTCCGTAAGGCGAAACATCTACTGTAACACCGTCAACTTTGTTTACAAGAGCTTTACAAGTACCAGCGCTAGAAGAGATGATGATTGTGTCATTTACTCTAATACCGTGATTAGCTGCTGTGAAGCCAGAGCCAACGTTTCCGTCGATATCATCTTCGATAGTGATTTCTCCAGAGCTACCAGTACCACCTGAGTGAGAGCTGATATTTCCTTTGTATGCTAAGTGTAGACGACCCTGCTCAGACCAAATAACTTGGTCAGAAGACATAGGCATCTCAGCCCCAACTTGCGATAAGAAACCTGAAATTGTTCTGTTTCCAAAAACTTCAGCTTCTTGCGCCATTAGGTCTGGTAAGTATTGTTGCGCCCAGTCGGCTACGCCTGTACCGGATGCAAAATCGATATAGTTTGTTGAAAGCGTCTGCTTTTGTGGAGCAGCAACAGAATTCAACAATGTACCTGGATTAATTGCCATTTTTTCTTAATTTTTATTTTTTACGTTTAATTTTAAATTTGAAATCAGACGAAGTATCACCTAACGCGCGTACTTTAATACCTCCAGCTTCAATTTCTCCATGAGAACTTCTTGCGTTAGTATTAACATTTTTAGCGTTTGCTACAGTTTCTTTTATAGCATCTGCTTTTCCTTGCTCGTAAAAGTGTTTAGCAACAACATCAGGGTTCATTGCTGTATATAAAGCTTTGTGATAACCTTTAGCATCTTCCATAACATTATCTTTGTTCAAAAACTTTTTGACAAAATTGTTAATGTCGCTTTGGGTTTCTCGAACCTTATTTACATCTTTAACGTTAAATCTATACTCTTTGTCTCCGACATTGTATTCAAAACCTTTGAAATCGTCGTTTAAAACATTATTTGTTTCTTGATCAAATGTAGACTTTTGCGTTTCATAAACCTCACGTGATTGTGCAGATTCTTCGTTGTATTTCTTGTAGAACTCAATAGCTTCTCTTTGCTCATCAGTGAGCTTAGCTCCACTCTTAAGATCTTCATAGTATTTAGACTTTTGCCTGTCTAAGTGGGCTTTAGCCTCTGCAACTTGCTCTTTTAAGGCTAATTTTTTTCTTTTAATATCTCTTTCAGCTTCTAAATCTTCATCAAAAGAGAACTGGTCTTCCATTAAGAAGTTTATCTCTTCGTCATTTAGATGCGGTTTAGTCGTTTTGTAGTACTCAAGAAGAACATCTTGATCGTCAAGATCTTCCATGTTTCTATTGAGATTCACGTAGTCTCTAATATCACCACCAGTTTCGTTCATGAAGCTAATAAGCTTTTCTACGTTTTCAGGTATTTCAACCTTAGGTTGCTCTATTGGTAGTGGTTGCTCTTGTACTTCTCCTTGCGGTTGTACTTCTTCTTGTTCTTGTGCGGGCTCGGGACTTTCATCGACTCCAGCCACTCCTGCGTCGTCAGGGTTACTTTCTTCAGTTTCATTGGTTATTGGTTGTGATAAATCTACTTTAATTACGTCAGGATCGTCTGCGCTTTCAAATTTACTTAAATCTACTTTTGGTGTTTCTTCGACTTGCTCTTGAGGTTTTTCGTTCTCGACCTCGTTGATCACTTCTTCAAGGTCTGTTTGATTTTCATTTTCCATGATAAAATATTATATAATTAATTTCCTATTTTTGGGTTAAAATTCCCAGTGTTGATACCTCCAAGTACATCATTACCTGAAGATTCAAATCTTTTAGTGTCTTCTTTCATTTTTTCTCTTCTATCCTTACCCTGCTCTTTCATATTTTCAAGAGAAATGCTTTGATCGTGAGATCGCCCTTGCGCTCTTTCGTTAAGCTCAAACTCAAACGACATTAGTTCTTTCTTTAGTCTAACCTCTTCTTGAAGATAATTCATTTTACCTTCAGCCTTTAAAGTTTCTATTTGGATGTCCGCTTCAGCTTTTGCCTGATTTTTTTGTATCTCAGCATTAGCAGCGGCTTGTTGAGCTTGCGCATTCGCTTCAGATTGCGCGCGCATGTTCTCTTGCTGCATTTTTTGATCTCGCTCAAGTTTCTTTTTTCTTTTTATTTTTAAAAGTTGATTAGCTAGTTTTACGTTTTTAACTTCACGTATATCTATCGCGTCATCTAAATCAATTAATTGTTGAGCTAATGCCGTTTGAATATTATTTTCAAGCACTTGCTTTTCTTCTTCATCAGGTTCTAGTTCTAGGAATATACCAAAATCATATAAATATAATTCTGACATTTCACTTAACGTAGCAACGTTGTGAGCTCCAATTGATTGAACAAACGCGTCCGCTGTTGGGGAATATTCTAGTATATCCGATATTCTTAGTGAAAGCGCTTCAGCTATTTCAGTTGTTAAGTACATCGAACCAAGAAGAATATGTCTGGTAGCAACATTTGAATTAGCCGCGGCAAGCTTTTGAACACCAACTAATGACTTAGGATCTGGTAGAGTGCCGTCTCTCGCCTCGTTAAGACCTGTTACGTCACGGATCATTTGTAGATAATAGTTGTAAGTCTGGATTAAGCTTTGTATTTTATTTTGACCAGCACCGTTTGCTATTTGTTGAATAGGTATTTTACCAGGGTTAGGGTCTCCATCTCCTGTAAAACTTCTACCAATTACACTACCAGTTTGGAAGAACATATTAAGTGCTTCTTGAGGATTGTAATTCGTGCCGTTACCTAAATCTATTTCAGCAAGTCCATCGGCATCAAGGTAAACACCATCTGGTACCATTCTTGCCATGACCTGCTGTAACTTTAAGTGCGTTAATTGAATCATATCAGCAAAACCAGTAATTCTACTAACAATAGATTCAATTTTACCGTTATACATTCTAGGCGCAACAATAGAGTAGTTCATCTTAACTTTATTAAAGTCTGACTTGCTACGCATCATGTTTTCGCACTTACGCCATCTTAACATTATATCAGTACCTAATACTATAGCTCCTTCAAAAACACACTCTACAGATCTTTGTAATCTTTCGTAACCATTTTGAGATTCAGCTGGAGGATTAAAAGAATCGTCTTTGTGTATAACTTTAGAACCTCCAGTAGCAGTGTTTTTCACTTTATACACGCTATTCATGTAAGTTCTATAGTTAAAGTATAAAACCTCAACTTTATTCTTATCTTGATCGTGTAGGCGTCTTCCAGATGTGTATCTCTTAGAATGTGATTTATTTATTTTTTCTAAATCATCATGAGTTAAGTGATCAAACTCTCTAGCTAACTCGTTAATAGGTATGGTTTTTATTTCTCCAATATAATACAAATCTTCAAAGTATGGAGATTCAGTGTGAGAATACACAATATTAGCTGGATCAACATAATCAATAGTAACTCCATCACTCCAGTTAAAACCAGTTTTTACACAGCCAATACCTAGTACGGTTAGGTCGTATAGTAATCTTCTTCTAGTTAAATCGTATTTATTTCCTTCTAATAAAACATTAATTGCTTGCTCTTCAGCTAGCTCTACAGCTTGCTTGTAGTTTAACTGCATATGAAGAACTAACTCCTCTTCCGTGTCAGGTAACATATCTGGCTCGTTTTCAAACAAGTCGACGTTAAACATTTGCGCGGCTTTACTATTGAAGTCTTTGGCTTGCATATCTCTTATAATAGACTCCATATATTCAGTACGCTTGCTTACTCCGTACTGATCTTGAGAATATGCTTTTATATTAAATATCCTTTCAGACATTCCGTTGACAACAATGTCTACAAACTTAGGTATAATAGGTACTGGTTTCCAATCTAAATTTAAATATGATAAATCACCATTAATAGATAGCTCATCTTTATACTTTTGTATTGACTGCTCGCCTCTAGCGTATAATCTTAAATTATGAAATTTATGCTGTGAGTCAGTATATCTATTTGAATAAGTATCGTTAAACCACTCTTGCTCTATAGCTTTAGCCACCTCTAGCCCATATTTCGGAGACATTTTCTCCGCGTCTGGTACAACTTGAGATGGAAAGTTAGTATATAATGATTCAGCCATAGTTATTTAATTATTTGAGATGTAAATCCCTTATTATCATATTTAGCTATTTTCAAACCTAAAGATTCTTTTTGTGTTTTCATGTGTGGCGTATAAAGATGCCTATTACATGCCATAATAGCGAGCCCTGAACTAATAGTAGCATCGTGCTTTGTTCGTTTAGTAATATCAAATCTTGCCCAATCGTTTAGTGTGGCGTTGAAATATACAGTGCCG